AATGGGCCTACCAGGTCCTGATGCGCGGTGAGTCTGCATCTGGCAAGCCGTTGCCTTACGAGGTCGTGCGCTGCGCCTCTGATGCGATCACGTCGAGCGCTGGCCGCCGCGTGGTCGACGAATGCACCGATCCGGAATTGCAGGGCGAATACCGCCTGATTCGCGACGAGATCATCCGCGCCTATCGGGCATCGAATAAACCGCTGTGGGAGACGCCATGATCGCCACCACCACGCGCGTGAACGCATTTCTGCACGTCCTAAGGGGCTCCGCATGCTGACCATCGGCATTGATCCCGGCATCAGCGGCGCTATCGCCGTGATCGACCACAACAACCTGCCGCGCGTGTACGACATGCCTGTGCGGGCAAAGAAAGGCGCCGGAAAGGTGCGCAACGAAATCGACCCCAAGGGATTGCAGCGGGTGCTGCGCGAGCTCGTACCAGCCGATGAAACCGCGCTCGTGGTCATGGAGCAGATGCATGCCTTCATGGGCGGTGAGAAGCGCGTCGGCTCGATGGCGTCCCAGGCTTCGCTGGCCGCCACTAAGGCGGTCATCGTTGCGATATGCGAGATCAATGACCTCGACGTGATGTTCGTAACGCCGCGCGAGTGGCAAAGCCTGTACGGCATCAAGACGACGCAGACTGAGGACACGAAAAAGCAATCGCTGCGGATCGCGCGCCAACTCTATGGCATGGACTGGCTCCCGCTGGCGAAGCACGACGGCCGCGCTGACGCGCTGCTGATCGCGCGATATGGGCAGAGGCACTTCGCATGATCACGAACACGTTTCCAGACCGTCCAAAACTCGCGCGCTGCAGCGGCATCTGGTTCTGCACCGGTGGCTCTATCTCGGCAAGCGGGCCGACGATGAAGGCAGCCTACAACGAATACCAACGCCAAAAGCGTGTCATGGAACGCTGGTGCGAGACGGATGCGCACCGCAATACGCGCGATTGGCCACTTTGGGATAGATCGCTATGAACGTCCTCCAACTCGCCGGCTCCCTGCCGCGCGACCCACAGTTCCGCGCCTTCGTCGGCCAGTACATGGTCCCGCCGCGCGAGCCGACCGTCGATGAAGCCGCGGCGTTTATCCGCGAGGCATGCGGCGTCGATAGTCGGCGCGAGCTGGCGCGCGATCACGGCGCCGCGATTCTGTTCCATCGGTTCATTCGCCGGCCATTCGTTGCCTGGCGTGAACAACTCCAGGAGCCAGCCTAATGCCTTGCTACACACCCGATCCCGGCCCGTCGCCCGAAGAAATTCGCGAGGCCAAGATGCCTGCTGTTCTGTGCGGTCTGCTGCGCAAGCACGGTACGTCGATCCTCGATGGAGTCGATTGGAAAGAGGCTGGCGTGAGTCGCAATGAGGTCGAAGCGTGGTGGCGCGATCATCAGCGGAAAGACGAGGCGCGTCGCCGCCGTGACGCTAACAAGGAGCGCAAGTGACATGGACGGTCGCGCTTTAGCGGAGTACATCCGCGGCTTGATGGTCGGTCTGGCCGTCATGTTCCTCGCAATCGGTGCTGGCCTCGGATACCTCATCCCGTGGGCGTGGCATCACCTATCAATCGGGTGGAAATGATGTGCTCTGAAATCGATGCGCGCACGCGCGATAACCCTGAAGCCGCCATGCGGCATACGCAGATGCCCGAGTGGATGGATAACGCCATTGCACGCCACATCGAAGAAGCTGGCGCGAAGCAGGTCGTGATGGTGAACCCTTACCCGCACGCAAAAGGCCAGCAGGGCTTCGATAGCGCTGCGCACCGCGCATTCATGCGGGGGCTCGGCTGATGTGCTCCGGCAACCCCACCGAAATGCTTGATCTCGCCCGCGCTCGCCTGACGCCGGAGCAGTGGGCGAAGTTTGAGGCGGATTTCAAGCATCACTGCGATTACAGCGGGCTCGATGTGTTCAATCCGAACCTGCCGGATGGGAAGGTGGCCTGGTCGAAGTGGAGTTACCTCTGCGGGAAGGGGCTGTGATGCCGCTCCAAACATTCAAGCCTATGGCCGGCCGACCGGATCGGATGCGGCTGAACTGCGAGACGCCCGAGAACCAGTCGGTCAGCGGCAAGCGCGGCGGCAAGGCAAAGCTCGACGCGAACCAGAGTGAGGCGATGTGGGATGAAGTCCAGGCCCACCGCGCAGCGACTCTCAGATGGACGCCGCCCGCCAGATGAGCACCACGCCACGCCGACGCGCACTCGGCCGCTCTGGTCATCTGCGGACGATGACCGAAACCAACGGGGAAACTATGGATCTGCGAACGCTCGAACCGAGACTCGAAAATTGGGCCCGCGCTCAGCGCTTCGGCGGATACGGCGGCGCAGACATCGCCTCGGCCGAAGGTCGCTACCGCGGCGGCGGCTGGCGGGAGCTGCGCCCGGCGCCTCCGGTCATTGACCATGCGGACGCGGTCAAGGTCAATAACGCGTGGCAGCGCCTCATGCCGCTCGATAAGGACGTGCTGAAGCTCTATTACGTGCGCCGCTCGCGTGTTGGCGAGATCTGCCGCGTTCTTCGGCTGAAGCAGGGCAAAGACAATGCCCACGTCTGGGACTTCGCCCTTTATCACGCCCAGATGGCGATCAGCGATCGGTTAGAGAAAGCAGATGGACTTGTAAACCCGATAAGACTGGCCTATACTCCGCCGCTATTGATGACCGATTCCGTCGATTGACGAGCAAAGCGACCCTTAGGGGTCGTTTTGTCTCTGCGATCCACCCGAAAGCCCGCAGGCTCCAAGCCTCGCGGGCTTTTTCATTTGGAGAGCCGCAATGCGCAAGTCTCTGCTGATCGCCGCCCTGAGCGCCTGCCTTCCCATGTTCGCTGTCGATGGCGAGGCCGCCGCGCTGCCGACCGACGCCGCGCCGAGCAGCACTGAGCCGCTACAGCCGGTCGACACGGGAAACGCTGCTGGTGGTGCCTCATCGGCAGAGCCGAACCCGGCAGTGACGTCTGCCGACGGTGCAGCAGCTGGCGATGGCGCGGGTGAACAGGGAAACGCATTGCCGGTGACGTCTCCTACCGATACCGCAGCGACTATTTCAACGGCAGCAGAAGATGCTGGGAGCGCGTCACAAGCGAACTCATCCATTACCTCTATCGGCACTGAACAGTCGCCGGTAGGCGTTGATATCGAAACGCGGTCTCTCGAAACGAAGACCTATGCAGACGGCTCTAGCGCGACCGGATACGGCCTTCCCGATGTATCGCCGCTCGACAATGCGACGGCGGTTGTCTCGACGGTACAAGTCGAGAAGGGTGAGCCGGGAAACGCCGATGCGAGCACGTCGCTCGCTGGTGCTGCTACCGATGCCAGTACGGCCGGTGACGTCCCAAACGCCGCTGCGTTGCCTGCGGCAAGCCAACCCGAAAGCGCCATTGCATCGTCTGCCCCGATTGCATCGCCCGTCGTCGACATCGTGGCGGCTGCGCCGGTAAGCGTGGCCACGCCGGCTGACCTGAGCGCGTTGGGAATCACGACGAGCGGCCCGGAATCGGAAGCGACGGCTCGTCAGTGGCTTGCCGACAAGGGGTACGCGCAATCGCAGGCTGACGCGCAAGCTCAGTTCGCCGCCGCCGTGTCGCCCGCCGCGCTGTTCCCAGGTGAGCAGCCCGAGGCAACCGGCGCGGCGCACCCGGCGCACACCTTCGCTGACCGCATCCATTCGCTGGCCTTCTCGCTAGAAGGATCGGGCGACTCGATGCTCAGTCGTATGGGCTACGAGATCAAGAGTCTAGTCGCGCAACTCAAGTCGCTCCTGTAACTCCTCACCATTCGAACCGGAGCCGCTACCCGAAAGGGCGCGGCATCAAGCTATGGCCGGACGCCCATCCAAGTACAAGCCGGAGTTTGCCGCGCTGGCAAAGAACTATTGCCTGCTCGGCGCCAAGGACGATGATCTTGAACGCTTCTTCGAAGTCAGTCAGCGGACGATCCAAAGCTGGAAGAACGATCATCCGGATTTCGCTGACGCGTTGCGCGCGGGCAAAGACATCGCCGATTCGCTTGTCGCGCGCTCGCTCTACGACAAGGCAGTCGGCGGCGACACAACGGCCTGCATTTTCTGGCTCAAGAACCGGCAGAAGCACGCATGGCGCGACCGTCACGAGATCGACCATAGCGGCAAGGTCGCAGTCGATCCGATCCAGCTTCTGCTCTCTCAGGTCGAAGGCACGACCCTCAAACCCAAATGAGTAACGTCGACGCGCTCGCCAAGGACTTCGGCAATCCGGTCTGGAGGCTTCATAACCTCTACTGGATCACCGACAAGTCCGGGAAGGTCGTGCGCTTCACGCCGAACAGCGAGCAGTCGACGTTTCTCGAAGATCTGCATTACCGCAATGTCATCCTTAAGGCGCGCCAGCTCGGGTTCTCGACGCTCATCCAGTTGATGCTGCTTGATGCCGCGGTGTTCACGTCTGACCTGCGCGCTGGCGTCATCGCCGACAACGGCGACAACGTGACGACAATCTTTCGCGACAAGATCAAGTTCGCCTACGACCGTCTGCCTGATGGCATCCGCGAGGCGCGCTACCCGATCACCGACAGCGCGACGGAACTGCTCCTGTCGAACAACTCCAGCGTCCGCGTCGGCACGTCGATGCGCTCTGGCACGCTGCAATACCTCCACATTTCCGAGTTCGGCAAGATCTGCGCGAAGTACCCGGACAAGGCGCGCGAAATAGTGACGGGCGCTATACCGGCCGTCGCTCCCGATGGCTTCCTGTTCGTCGAGTCAACCGCAGAAGGCCGCGAGGGCGCGTTCTATGACCTCGTAGAAGGCGCGCGCAAGCGCATGGGCCGCAAGCATCTGCCGATCGAGGAGAAGTTTCACTTCTTCGCATGGTACGGCCGCCCGGAATATGAGGTCGATCCGGAAACGGTCGTGATCTCGCCGAAGGATAACGAGTACTTCGACAAGGTTCAGGCCTCGACAGGCGCACACCTTACGCCGCGCAAGCGCGCTTGGTACGTGCTGATGCGCGAGAAGCAGGGCGCGGACATGAAACGCGAGTTTCCGTCGACGCCTGACGAGGCATTCGAAGCATCGAACGAGGGCGCCTGGTATCGCGAGCAGTTCGACCGCATGCGTCTCGATGGGCGTATCTGCCGCGTGCCGTACGAGTCGGGCGAGCCCGTCAATACCTTTTGGGATCTCGGCGCGAACGACACGACGGCTATCTGGTTTCATCAACTGATCGGCCCTGAACACCGTTTTCTGCGCTGCTATGAGGCCAACGGCCGCACGCTCGACCACTTCGCGCAATACCTCACGTCGACCGGCTACAACTTCGGCAAGCACTATCTGCCGCACGACGCCACACACAAGCGCCTGCAATCGGGATTCCAGAACCGCTCGATCGAGGAAATGCTCAACGATATGGGCGTGCGCAATACGGAGATCGTGCCGCGCATTCAGGACGTGACGGTGGGCATCGCGCAGACACGCATGGCGCTGACCTCAGCCTACTTCGACGCTGAAGGCTGCAAGGAAGGGCTCGACCACCTAGAAAAGTATTCGAAGGAATGGGACTCGCGCGCCGGCTGCTGGAAGGACTATCCGAAGCACGACGCGCATTCGAACGCCGCCGACGCGCTGCGCCAATGGGGCCAGCACTTCAAGTCGATCCGTAAGGATGACTGGGGCACGCAACTCAACTATCCCCGCTACAACTACGCATAATGGCCGACCGCAAACGCATGACCGACGACGAGCTTGGCACGATCGTCGATGCCGAACTGCGCCAGTCGATCGCCTATATGGGCGGCCGGCTGTCTGAAATGCGCCGGCGCGCCGAGTATTACTACCTCGGCGAAGCCGTTGAGGATCTGGCGCCGCCGCCCGTTCCTGACCGTTCCGCTGTCGTCTCGACCGACGTTGCCGATGCCGTCGAATGGACGCTGCCGCAATTGATGGAAATCTTCACTGCCGGTACCGACGTCGTCGAGTTCGTCGAGCGTCAGCCGCAGGACGAAGGCGCCGCGCAGCAGATGACGGAAGTATGCAACTACGTTTTCTATCAGCAGAATCCGGGCTGGAACATCCTGCACGACTGGATCAAGGACGCGCTGATCCAGAAGAACGGCATCCTAAAGGTCTGGTGGGACGACAAGGTCGACGAGACGCGCGAGGAATACCGCAGCCTCACCGACGCGCAGATGACGATGATCCTGCAGGATCCGGAAGTCGAGCCGGTCGAGCATTCTGCCTATCCCGATGCGGCCGCAATGCAGGCTGCACAGGCGCAATTCGAACAGATGCAGCAGCAATATGCGCAGGCCGCACAGCAGGCGCAACAGCAGGGCCAGCCGTTCAGTGCGCCGCCTCCGCAGCCGCCCAATCCGGCGCAGATGCCGATGCTGCACGACGTGACGCTCAAGCGCACGCGCAAGAACGGGAAAGTCTGCATCGAGAACGTGCCGCCCGAAGAATTCTTCATCTCGCGTCGCGCGAAGTCGATCAGCAACACGCCGTTCTGTGGCCATCGCAAGCAGAAAACGCTGTCCGAGCTGCGCGCTGATGGCTACGAGAACGTCGACGATATCTCGTCCGACACCGAAGGCGACCTGAATCCTGAGCGTATCGAGCGTCTTGCATGGGACGACGATTACGCATGGACCGGTTCCGACGGCACCGAAAGTATGGACCCGTCTGGCCGCGTCGTATGGATCACCGAATGCTATCTGCGCGTCGATTACGACGGCGACGGCATCGCGGAATGGCGCAAGGTCACGCGCGCGGGCGGCAAGACGCTGCGCAACGAGGAATGCGACGGCCCGTGCTTCGTCAGCAACACGACGATCCGCCTGCCGCACCGCTTCTTTGGCCTGTCGCTGGCCGACCTCGCCATGCAGTCGCAGCGCATCTCAACGGACATCTGGCGCGCAATCCTCGACAACATGCACCTGCAGATCAACGGCCGCACCACGGCGGTTGAAGGTCAGGTCAATCTCGACGATCTGCTGACGAACCGGCCGGGCGGTGTGGTGCGCATCAAGCAGCAGGGCGCAGTGCAGCCGCTGCAGCAGGGTATGGGCGATATGGCCGGCGCGTATCAGGCGCTCGAGTATGCCGACACCGCCAAGCAGGAACGTACGGGCGTAATGAAGCTCACGCAGGGTAGCGACGCCGACATTCTGAACAAGACGTCGAGCGGCAACGCGCGCATGACATCGCGCTCTGACATGCGGATCAAGCTGATTGCGCGCGTGATCGCCGAAGGCGGCATGAAGGATCTCTTCCTGATGATCCAGAAGCTGCTCGCGCAGTATCAGGACAAGCCGATGACAATCAAGCTCACGGGCGGATGGGTCGACGTCGATCCACGCGCGTGGCACAACCAGTACGACATGGTAGTGAATGTCGGGCTCGGCACAGGCGACAAGACGGAGATTGTCCAGCATCTGACGGCGATGGGTCAGGCCCAGAAGCAGGCGTTGGAGATCGGCGTAGCGACGCCGCAGAACATCTACAACACGCTCAGGAAGCTGCCGCCCGCGCTCGGCTACAAGAACGCCGACGACTTCTTCACCGACCCGACAAAGGCGCCGCCCAAGCCGCCGCAGACGCCGATCGAGCTGCAGAAGATTCAGGCGCAGGCGCAGGCGGATGCCCAGCTTGAGGCGCAGCGCCACCAGTTCGAGATGGAAAAGGTGCAGTCCTCGCAGCAGATCGAAGCATTCAAGGCGCATCTGGATCAGCAGACCGCGATCATGGAGCAGCGCGCGCAGGCCGCGCAAGCCGCTCAAGAGAACGAGCTTGAAGCGCAGCGAGACATGATGCGCGCGCATCTGGAGCAGCAGTCTCAGCGCCTGCAGATGATGTTCGATGCTCAGATGGAAGAACTGAGGCAGAGCGCCGCCGTGCAGATCGCGCAGATCGGCGCCGCGAGCCGCATCGAGGTCGCTGAGACAGCCGCTGAAACGACCCTGCAGGGCGCGCAGATCGCTGCCGCCAATCAGGCCAGCCAGCAACCGGAAGAATGACCATGCCTAGAGGCCAATATGAGCGTCGACCCAGAAATGCAGTTGCTGAAGGAGATGGACCGCGGGCAGCAGGCACTGGACCTGATGTCGCACCCGCTGATGGCGGAAGCGTTCGAGTCGATCCGGCAGTCGTACCTGACGCAATGGGAGAACAGTCCGGCGCGGGACACGGAGGGCCGGGAGAAGATCTGGACCTATCTGAAGCAGTTGGATGCGCTGAAAGCGCACCTGACGACGGTGATGGAGACGGGCCGGATGGCGCAGGAGCAACGCAGCCTGATGGAGCGCATGAAAGCTGGGGCGCGTTCTCTGATGCGCTCGGCGTGATCGAGCATCGTCACAAGCGCTGCCGGATCGTGCACGTATGGCATCCGGCGCCG